GAGGCAATCGTTGAGGATGACGACGCACTGTCATACTTTGCACGTCTTACTGAAGAGTGATTAAGTTTCTTTTGAAAGGTCTGAATCATCCAGTCACTTACCTAAACCTTACGTTTGTTGGAATGTTATTCATGATTCAGTTCGTGCATACTAAAGCACACCTTACTTTAGAAGCAGACGTTCACAGTCATGTGTTTAGAGCATTAAAAAAAGACCCAGAACTAGCACGATCTACGTGTTACGAATTGGGTTTCTGAATTCTGTAAATGCTGGAAAAATTTTTCAGCATTTTTTTGACTGAAAAAGTCAACCAGTTTTCTTTAGACGCTGACTAATAAAGTTAGCGTCTTTTTTGTATAAATTTTGTCTCCGGAAATCATTAACAAATGATTCTAGATATGCAGGTTTCAGTAAAAAGATTTCTCTTTTCTTTTCATTCTCATTACTAAACCACTCAGCAACGGTGACGGGACCACAAATCTCGTTGCCGTTTTTTGTTGTGATAGCACCATCAATGTTTAGTTTGTGTGTTGTATTGTAGAATGTCTCATCAACACGTTGACCTTTTCTGTATGGTCCAATCTCATCTGTTTCATAATGGTGAATAGTTCCATACGGATCATCGTATTCTTTTTCTAGAACTTTATACATCTCATAGTTTGTCATTGGCCAATTATATTTGACGTTGACCATATTATTTGTCAAAACAATAATCCAATCGTAAAATGGATCTCCGTATGCTTTTTCTGCTAATGTATCCGGACGTTCGCCATCTTCAATTGAATACTTTTTAAAAATAATCGCATAAGAAAATACGTCATCGTTAATTCTATATCTACGAAAGAAATTCTTAGCAGTTACAAAATCGGAATTTGAAAATGGATAACTAATTGGTTTCTCATCGTATGAGATGTTTGGAACGATTGAAAAATACATTTTATCTTACTGAGTTGTCTGCGATTTCTTCTGAGAATACAAGTTTTGTTTCTTGGAAACCTAATGCTAATTCAATAGCAACCGGTTGACCTGGGTTTTTGCTATCTGCATATGTAGCGTAAGCTCCATCTGGTGTGTAGTTTACATCAACATTAGTAATAGCACACATTTTATATCTAGGAAGAGCTAGGTGTTCTTTTGCTCCTCTCATAAAAGAAACTTGACATAAATTTGGAACCGCTATGAAATCATTAGCTGTTCCTTTATTTTCAAATCCAAAAACTTTTCCTGGATTTCTGCCAGGAAGTGTACACATTTTAAATATTTTACATATTTCATTAATAATAGCAGATTCATCTGAATTTCTTGGAACTAATTTAAACTTGAGATTAAAATTTCTCATGTCTATGCTATCAAATAAAAGCTCCACGTTTGGATTTAAAACTGTCCCAGAAATACTACTAAAAATATCATTAGATGATATAGCATCACCAGTTATCTTTGTAATTGCTTTTTGAACAGCAGCAGCTCCTCCCTTTGGTAATAAGTTATCAAATGTGAAGACAGCTCCCTCAGCTGCCGACTTCAATTTGTCGCCTATAGTTTCAGCTCCAACACCTCTGAGTATTCCTGCACCTATGTTTGAAAATGCTTTTCCTCCCCAGTTTGCTTTAAATCCGGTAGAAACATCTTCTGGCATATACATTATGATTGTTTTGTAGTCTTCTCCTGCGGAAACATATTCGTTAGACTGGTTATAATCAAATACTTTACCATTTCCACTTTCAACATTTATTTTTTTTCTGTTTCCAAATGGTGCTTGATATTTTTTGAACGTAAAAAGAACATAGTCACCGTTTTCATTTATATCTTTATTTGGGTATCGTAAAGAACCAGTGCCAGCAGTGGGCAATGCTATTTCTGGTAACCCTTCCAATCTAGATGAATTAGCAGCAATAGCTTGTTCTGCTGCTGCGTCTCCATCTTTGAGTCGTTCCCACTCGCCATTAGTAAATTTGTAGAAGGTTACTACTGGTTTACCACTCAGAGTGTTAGATGATGTAGACGTTACATCTCCTTCGTTACCTGGTTCTGTAGGTGGATTATAGACTGATGGTGTATCTTTACCTAATCCTAAATAGCTCATTACTTACTCATCTCCTTAGACTGCTTACTGCCGTATCCTCTAATCATTCTTTGACCCGAGATTTTATCGTAGAATTTGTCATCGGTCTCTTCCCAAACAATTTTTTTATCGACAGGAAAAGTCACTCCGTTAACTTCTTTCACATAATCCTCGATCGGCAAAAGAATAGCAGTGTCCCATTCATCTGCAACAAGGTCAAGATATAATCCATCTACATGACTACTCAGATATTTATGAAAACATACCTTAGGTATATCAACTCTGCCCTGCATCAATTTCTTTGTAACGATTAATCTTTTCTTTGGAGACAGATAGTGTAAGTTAGCACCCCAAAATTCATGCTTGCCTGGTGCTTTAAAACAATACACTAAAGGAAATCTATCATAGTAAGGCAGGTACTTCATCTTTGCCTTATACTCAAACATATACAGATGACCTGCTACTGTATATCTACGTAATTCATTTGCGTCTTGCTCTTTGGCAGCACCAGTACGATCTTTCTTTTCGTCTAAGATGTACTTGTTAAAATTCTTTTTGTATCTACTTGCTTCTGCTTTTACAGCAGATCTATACCAAGTTAAAGATTTCTTTTCTCCACCTGTCTTAGCAGAGACTCGTTCAAATAATGTTTTGTATCCAGGGTTTTTGTTTGTATTATTACGTTGGACTGACGCAAATCCGGTTGCCATTTTAGACTCCTAAGTGATCTTCGGTTAGTATTAAGAAGTTCATCTGCCTGTCTTCACAATACTCTCTCGCAGCGGACCATTTAGTTTGGTTCTTTACGTAAGTCAGTGCGGCATTACGATAGGTAGCAGTTTTTTTGTTTTTCTCATTCGGTGGTTGAGTTTGCTTTTTTGGTTTGATCTCAATAATATACTTAGTAAGTTTGCCACTCTTTTTTTTTACTTTAATGTAAAAGTCAGGAAAATATCGTCTTACTTTACCATCGGGTGCGCGATAGGGAATGATTATCTCCTCGCTACCCCATTCAATTATTGAGAGATTATTATCACAGAACACCATGAACTTACGTTCCCATAGTGATCTATAAACTATGTTTGTCGGATTGCCACGATACTTAGTAGGATTTACGGGTTTATAAAATCCAGAGTACGCCATAAATATAGAAGGACCAACATAGGTATTTAGTGTGTCAATCAATCGCTTCTTAAGTACAGTTGCAGCAAATGGCGGCATGTCATTTAGTAATAACTTTGTGGTTCGTTTTGAAGGACCTGCTGCGACGTATTTCAATCCAGAGGAAGTTGAATTTTTTTGTGATGAAGCACAATTACCAAATGTAAATACTGCTACTGGAACACAAAATGGTCTTTATGTTGGATTGGGATCTGTAGATTATCCACATACCAGGGTCTTTACTGAATTTCAACTTTCTTTTATGTTGGATGCTAATTTGAATCTTTTGAAATCTTTGAATTTGTGGTATGGATCAATTTTTGGCGAAAATGAGATTGAGACTTATCTTGAAAACCGATCGACTAGACTAGCATATAAAGATAGTTATGCCAGCATTATTAAAATTACTAAGACCGAATCTGGACCAGATTCACCAACAGAAAGAAAACCAATTACATATGTTATGGAGCAGGCATATCCATATGCTATTGATGCTGTACCATTACAATTTGGATCTTCTCAAATTACCAAAGTTACTGCTCAGTTTAAATATCAGAGACACTATACTATCGATAGAAATATTACCGGAGTAGTAGATAAACCATTAACACAAGAATTTAAAACCATTGAGGAGCTAATAGCGATATAGCATGGCAAAATTGATTTTTTAATTCCATGAAAGTGGGAAAATTTTCCCCGCTCATTTTTGCTTAAAAAAGTCGCACTAAATATTAATATGATATGATCTGAACATAATGGCATTACCACAAGTTGTGCTTCCAACCTATGAGTTGGAAATTCCGTCTAATGGCAAAAAAATTAAATATCGTCCATTTGTAGTAAAAGAAGAAAAATTACTTTTACTAGCGTTAGAATCGCAAGACGAGAAACATATTGAAAATGCAGTAAAACAATTATTAAAAGGTTGTATTCAATCTCGTGTAAAACTAGATGATTTAGCAATTTTTGATTTTGAATATATTTTCCTTCAAATTCGCGCTGTGTCTGTTGGTGAAGTCGTGGAAATGACTATTACATGCCAAGATGATGGAACTACAAAAGTTCGTTATAAT